GATTTACCCCATGTCGCAAGACATGGCACAGGCTGACGTGGCTCACAGGCATGTGACTACTCCCACGCAAGAGGGAGATGCCAGTGAGCCGCCTCTCAACGGCGCATTAGCCGTCGAGGGGCAATCGGGGTGGCTCCCCAGAGGTACGGAGACAGGCGTGATAACTGCCGACACATCGGCAGATCCACACACCGATTTCGAAATTGGCGTCTACAACCAAGTTGAACGCAAAACCGCCAAATCCATGCTGCTTCAATCGCTCATGTTCATTGTTTTCGGATATTTGATTATGAGTGGCGCTATTGTAGCTTGTGGTGGTTGTGCATTGGCCTACATTGTTGTTAAGGCCACGCAGCGTTTAAAAAACAAGGTAGAGACGTTTGTCGAGTGGAGGCAAAGAGAAGCCAACAACACTAGACGAGTTGTAGCGTTGCGATTCACAAACAACGGCATTCAGCAGGCAGCATTCAATTTGACCCCAAAGTCTGAACATCGCAACCTCAGTAACTTCAGTGCAAGAGATAGACCAGTAGTGGCCATGCAGAATTGTCTGCATCGCCATGGCTATCCTTCTGAAGGGCATGAGGGCTTGTGTTTAAGGATGACGATGGGGCGAACCATGCCGGCTGCTGCTGGAGTGCGTGATTGCGACGAAGAACTTATTAAGGAGTTGGAGAAAAGTGGGGAGTACGCCAAGTTTAAGTACCTCGCAACAAGAATAGCGTTGAAGGAGTCAAGTAAACATGGCTCCGAGATCTGGCGTGAGTACACCACGACAGATCATTACGCAGCCTATTACCGCGACTGGTGGGGGTGTGTGATCCATCGGCGTCAACGACATCCGGCATCTATCGATCCTTACGATCCGATGGTACCGGCCGAGGCAAGGGAAGTAATGTTCACTATGTTGTTCATTGCCAGTTCCATTGCTCCGGATCGTTGCTCGCGGTTTAAGGCGGAGCAGGCACATTCCAAGATTGTGCTTGATCTTTTACAAAATCTTCAATGCCAGGTCAGTCAGGCTGGCGCGTACGTAGCAGCTGGATGGGCTGCCGACATCGTATGCGCCCTGCTCGACAGACCGGGTTTTTGAAGTGGGAGTGGTCCGCAACCTGCGAGTGCCCATTTGCTTGGGCACAAGTCCCGCGCAGGGAGGACAGTCAAAGTGTAGTTTACACTTTTGACCCCAGACGCTCCTTACGCCCTCGAATGATAACTGAGTTCAACCATCCGTTGCACAAGGAATATGATTCGTTCCACACTTCAGTGGGCAACGTATTGCGCGTCCTTGAGAATCGCGTCTACATCATGCCAGGTGAGACGAGGTGCTCTTGGTCGCCAACCGCGAGGCAGGCGAGAGCCATCAAAAGAATACGATGGCGAGTGGCCAGGAAACTTTCACATTTGGAAGTTTGGGATCGGTCACGTTGCTTGGAAAAGTTCGCTACTTTTCCACCAGCCAAACGGGAGAAGTATGCTGCCGCTTTGGATGTGCCATTCGAACCTCATAAACACGGAAAGTTGGGGATGTTTGTCAAATACGAGAGCGTAGAACATAAGCCAAACAAGGGATACCGGCCACGCGCAATTTTCTTTAGACAACCTGAATTTCTAGCTACGATGACTAGGTGGTATGCACCGCTCGAAGGTGCTATATGCCACCAGAAGTCGTTGTGGAATAGTCAATCGCACGTGATAGTAAAGGGCTTGAACACGCACGATCGCATACGCCTCGTACACCAGTTCGTCGGAGAACTGGGCGACTGCGTTGTGATTAGCTGCGATGGAAAGGCTTTTGACGCTCACGTTTGCGAAGGCGCCCTTCGAGAAGAATGGGCGTTCTATCGGGCGGTCGGAAAGTGCGCTGGCTGGGGAAATGACATTCGCAAAGAAATGCGCGCGATGGAACATCAACAGATCAACAACCGGTTTCGTTGTTATGCGCAAGATGGGATTGTCAAAGGTCGCATCAAGGGAAATCGAATGTCGGGTGACCGCAACACTGGTGCAGGCAACTGCATCATTTGTGTCCTCTTTGTACTTTCATATTTTGAGGACGCTGGTATACCCGACCGAAAGTACCGATTAATTGATGACGGCGACGACTTTTTTATTCTTGTCGCAAAAGATATAGCAAAACGCGTGGAGCGGGAGTTGCCCGTCTGGATGTCCACTTTGAACCAGGAGACCGAGGTATTATCCGGCGGTAGGGTTACTCAAGATTCAATGGAAGCTATTGAGTTTTGTCAAGCCCGACCGGTCTGGTGCGCCAACGGTTACCGGTTTGTGCGGGATCCAGTTAGGGTGACGAACGTGTACATGCGCTCGGCTAGGTGGTACAATACATTAGCAGATGCTCGGATGTATTGGTCCGCGATTAGCCAGGCGGAGTTGATGATCAACCGTGGTGTTCCAATATTGTACGCTTTCTTTCAGGCCTTGAATAAGCATTCCAACGGTGCTAAGCCATGCAATAGTCAACTGCGGAGGTTCTATTTGAAGAGTGCGTTCGAGTCAGAAGTGTTGTTAAACGACATGGAGTTGACCGACCACATCTCATACGACACGAGGCTCAGCTTTGCTAAAGCTTTTGGCATAACACCGGAAGAACAGCTATTAGTAGAGGCCTTTTGGGAAAACTGGAAACCTGGCTGTGAATGGGTCAGGAGATAGTGCCAATCGCTACATACCGCGTGTGCCTTGAATGGCATTGTGATCGCAAAGTGTAAACCAGAACATAGTTCGACTAGTTTTGGGAACGGAGCGTGAAAGTACACGCGGGCACCGGAAGCGTTGATGACCGGGTAGTCCAAGTCAACTATGCTAAGCAGGTTTAGGCAAAACCAAGCGAACGATTTTTCTATAAATACATTCACACAACACACAATACACATTATGGCTACTACAAATGAATCGAACCAACTTAACAAGTTGGTTCAGCGATGCGGGGGCACCGACGATGGTGCCAAATGGCTCAAGTTGGCTGTGGATCCTTTCCACGATGTTGATCTTGAGCTTGTCGGCTTTCCTGATCAAACGCCCGGGCGTAGCGTCATATATAATGTCACTAAGAACATTACTGTCGCTCGTCCTGCAAGCGTTACAGAGGGAGACAAGTTCGACGCACACATTTCCTTCCTACCACTCGTCCGCACCACCGATTGGGAGGCCCACGATTCCAGAAAGACCAATGGGAACGGAGTCTCCCACGGATGGACCGAATACGTTAACCGTGACCCAGTGAGCGGTGGTGTTAGGATGCCACCAGGCGTCGTGCAAGTTTGCACGGTCCCAACCGGCGATCCTACTTTTCGAGGAGCCACCGGTGAGACATATAACGCCCTCGACTTTGGCTCGTTGCTTGACGTAGATGGTTCACAGATTGCAAGATTGATTGGATGTGCTTTTGAGGTACATAATACCACCGAAGAACTCCATAAGTCTGGTGCTGTGACTGTTTATCGTTACGACAACAACAAAGACAACGAGGCGGTCACGTTGGCTGCCTATACTGGCAGTTCGACGCCCACACGGGTTGCAGACCCGTTTAATTCGACTGTCATTCATGGGCCGCCGACTTTGGAGACCACTGCAAAGTTGCTTAATGGCGTAACCTGGGAAGCTGCAGATGGATGTTTAGTTCCGTGTGTTATGGAGACCAACAATGATCCACAGAAGTTGTTGCCAAGGCGCAATCATTTCATTGTGGACGGTGGTTCTGGTAACTCCATTTATTGGACTATGAAGGACGTGGACTTCACAACCAGCTTCTACAGCGACAGCAGCCCCCCCATGGTTTACCCTGGGGTGGGCAATGCTGCGCCAAGCATGATACTGCCTTTTATGGGATGCGGAGCGTATTTCACCGGATTGTCTTCACAGACCACGCTGACCGTTACAATGCGTGCTTTTGTTGAGGTGTTCCCTGGACCAGGCAATGCCCTGGTTCCATTGGCTCACCCATCAACAGCATACGACGGCAAGGTACTCCAATGTTATTCTGAGATTATGTCAGAGATGCACGCTGGATACCCTGTCCATGACAACGCAGCCGGGGATTATTTTAGGAAAGCCCTATCAGCGTTGAAAACGGCGGTTAGTGTGGGCCAGATGATTCCGATGACAGCCCCCCTTGCTTCGGCTGTTTCAGCCGGCATACAAGCCGGTGAAGACATAGCCAAACAGGCCGGGGGCAAAGGACGGAAGAAGAAGAATGGGAACGGAAACAAGAAATAAACAGGGCTTCGGCCCTGTTGGGGTGTCCTTTAGAAATGCCGGAGATAAAGCTACCCTAGGACTGAAAGACTGCCACGCGCAATTTGCGTGGTGTTTTATACTCGCTGGTCATGTTAGTAGCGCAAGTTTTCTTTTACAAAACATAAAAGAGAGGCAGACATATCACAAATATCCTCCATTTGCCCGAAAGGGTAGTATACCACAGTGCTAGAGGATGGAGTAAGTTGCGGCCGGGTTAGCCACCCGCGGGTGTCTGTTTTCTCACCAAAAAGATGGATAATGTGGAAGTCTCGGGGGTACCATGGGCAAGTCTCACCATTGCACATGGTTTGGGCCTCGGGGGGTGTGGTGAAAATTCTGAGATAACTTTGG